GTAATTTTGGAACAAATAAAGGATTGCCAATATCTTGTAATTTTGGAGTGGTAGAAGATACGATGAACGATATCGCTTATGGTGAATATGAAATGTCGATGTTAGCAAAGAACGGTGCAGGCACAGCCAAAAATTTTACACCTATTAGAGGTCTTGGTGAAAAATATGGCAAAGATAAATCTGGTACATCGCCTGGTCAAGTTAGTTGGATCCAAAGTTACGCTTCTAAAATAGCAAAGATGTCACAAGGTGGAATGAGACGTGGGTTTTTAACAGCTTGGAATTCAATACTTCATGCGGACATAGATAGTTTTTTAAACATTGGAATGGACGGTGATCCTAAAGAAGATATAGGATATTCAATTCAAAATATTACAACTGGTGTTACAATTCCAGCTGGAGTTATGGAAAGAATGGAAGAATTGAAAATGATATCACCTAATGAATGGACTGCTGACGATACAAAACTTATGTCGGCATATGCAAAATTAATAAAACGCAGATCTGAAAAGGGATTTCCTTATATTTTATTTGAAGATAATTGCAATAAGGGCAAGGCTCAAGTTTATAAAGACAACAACATGCATATCTTCACCAGTAATATCTGTACAGAAGTAATAGAGTATTGTGACAAGGACACTGAATTTGCATGTGCTTTATTATCTTTGAATGCATTGCATTATGACGATTGGCCAAAAGATTTAGTTTGGTTGGGAATGATTATGTTAGATGCAGTAATGGAAGAATATATTAAATTAGCCACAAATTTACCAGGGTTTAAAAAGGCTATGAATTTTGCAAATAAACACCGCGCAGTAGGTTTGGGCTTATTAGGATTTCATAGTTATTTGCAAAAAAATATGATTTCATGGGGGTCGATAGAATCTTATCAAGTAAACCATAAAATTTTTAAAAGAATGGATGTAGAATCTTTAAAAGCATCTAAAGAACTAGCTAAAGAACTAGGAGAACCAGAAATTCTTAAAGGCTATGGAGAGCGTTTTACAAGTAGATTGGCCGTGGCACCAAACAAGTCGTCAGGGGAAATAATGGGCGGCGTATCGCAAGGAATTGGGGTTATAAAGAGCAATTACCATGAAAAGGCGAACGCAAAAAATCAAACAACCTATAAAAATCCATTATTAGTCGAATTGTTAACTAAAAAAGATTTAAATCATCGAGCTATATGGCAAAGTATTTTAGAAAATAATGGAAGCGTTCAGCATATAACACAATTGACGAAGCATGAAAAGGATGTGTTTAAAACATATGAAGAGGTTTCGCAAGTAGATATAATTAAATTGGCAGCGCAAAGGCAAAAATTTATCGATCAGGGCCAGTCCCTAAATTTAATGATATCGCCACACGCAACTGCAAATGATATTCACAATTTAATTAAATTGGCACATGAAGAAGGGATAAAGACTTTATATTATCAACATAGTACTAATGGTGCCCAAATATTTAATAGAAGTTTATTGGAATGCTCTGCATGTGATGGCTAAAAAATAAATTTGGATAAGTGAATTATTTTACTTATATTCGTTAAAACTTAAAAATAATATTAAATGGAAACGACAATAGTATTTGGTTATAAAGACGTAGACAAACCGGTTATATTAAAATCCTGCAAGATTGTATTAGAAAAAACAAATCCAGAATTAGATGAGGCCATAGATGGACTTAATGGCGTAATATTAATATCTGAAAATGATCCAACATTTGATATTTTCAATTATTTATCTAAACAAGGTTTGATGAAATTTAGACAAGTTGAAAATACTAACGATGTTACTAACGATCTAATAGAAACTATAATACTTCAACAATTAGATAGTGAACTTGTTTTAAGTACGACTATTTATTAAAAAAGGAATTTAAAATGGACAAGAAAATTTGGAACGAAGTAAAGCAGGAAAGATTATACGAAAGCACTTCTGCACTTCAAAAACTTAGAAATAAGTATACTCCCGAAATATTAAAAAATGGCGGCGATGCAAGGGATGAACTAGAAGCTTCACTACCATCTATTACAATACCATTTCCACCAACGGCGAGACCAAAAACAACTAAAGGATATAAACTAAAATATTCAGCGGCTCAAAGTATACTTTCTACTAGAACTACAAAAAACCTAGCAACAATTTCTGGCAGGTTAAATGTAAAATGGAAAGACATATATGTATTACCAATAATTCAATTGGGCAATGGTTTCAGAGCAAGCAATAAATTGCAATTTGGATTAGCAATATTTGGAACATCGGCTGACGGAAAAACAGTTGCATTGGAAGTCCAAAAAGGAAACCGAGCTGGATCCGGCAATACATTTGTTCACGTAGAAGGCAATAAAAAGACTAAGATAACTTATTTTTAAGTCAATTACATAGAGGAGAAAGTCTTCTTTTAAAAGTTGTTTTTTAGGTTGATTCCTAGCAACTTTTCCAACAAAATAACTTAACTTATGCATTTAGCAAAAGACCAACATCATAACGATAGATTGGTACAGGACCTCTTAAAAGAGGCCTATGGAAAGGAGGGACCTACAATTGAAGATTTAATTAGAGATGGATTAATAGCAGGCTCAAATTTAGCAGAGGTTGCAATATCTAGAAAATCGGGAATTGATTTGTGCCCCGAAGGTATTTATCGAGACTTAGTTGACGATACAGATGTAAAGACAATTACTGTTCAGAAAAAGTCTTTTTTTAGAGTTAAAAATGGCAAAAAAACAAAAGAAAGAGTACCAAGATATCAAGCAGTTGTAAAACATTGTCACAAAAAAATTGGAGTACTTCGTGTAATTTGTTATAATCCATTTTCTGGTAAGTATTTTTATTTTATGATACCACCATCTGCATATATTGCGGTAAAGAATATTACTATTGCATTTGACAAAGAAACTCAAGAATGCAATAGTCAATATCAAGCATATTTAGTAGAATCATTTGATGATGTATGTAAATCATTATCTTTAAGAGAAAAAATAGATCAATTAGTTTGCAATATCGATAAGAAAAATGCAACTGAATCTATGGACAAATTAATGACACTTATAAATGAAAAAAATGGATTTAAACAAGATACAGCCAATAGTTGAAATTTACCCAGCCGTACAGGGAGAAGGAAGCCGCGCAGGAATGCCCACAATCGTAGTTCGGACTTCCGGATGTACACATAGATGCCATGTGAAAGTTCCTGGCAGGGCGGACCCAATAGTATTTAATGCTAATGGTAAAGGTATAAAAATGTGGGATGTAAAAGTAGGAGATCGAATCTTAGCTTGGGATGAATTATCATCGTCTATTCAAGAAACCACTATAAATGACATAGAAATAAATGACATAAGCGAATATGTAGTAGTTAAATTAAAAAATGGCCACCAACATTTCAATGTAACACCAGAGCATCCAGTACTTACAACTCGTGGATGGAAAATGGCTGCAAATTTACTAGAAACTGATGAATTAGTACATTGTTCTGGAAAAATGCGAAATTCTCGACGCATGCGAAAATATAATCCAATGTTTAATTCGGATATTGCTAAAAAAACGCATTCGCATCCAAATACGAGACATTTTGGGGACGAATCTGGATTATTGGAATTAACGCATGAAAGACGATTAGAAAAAAGAGGAACGTTACACCCGGATGGTTTATTATCGGAAACTGAAATAAAAGACAAATATGACAGGATATCCGACAATATGAAAGCGAATAATCCAATGTTCAACCCAAATACTGTTCAAAAAGCAATTTCAACTAGAAATAAAAACGGGTATGGATTAGGATGGAAAATGGGACAGGGCATGTCCGGACCCGAAAAGAGGTTTTGGAACATTATTAAAGCCGCAGGACTGAACGATCAAATATGGTTTACTGGTGATGGAGAATTTAGTTTGAAATGCAAGGGAAAAATAAAGGTACCAGATTTCAAGGTTCACGGCGAAAATAAATTTATTGAAGTAGGCGAAGAAGTTTCAACATTTAGACCAAATTGGAATGATTATGATAAAGAATTAAATGAAATATATTCCAAATCAAGTCTACCAAATACAAAATATTTGGCAATCAATATGGCTGCTCACGATGATGAAACTATTTTGAAGAAAGTTAATACATTTTTAACAAATGGTATTAAAATTGAATCTATTAAGAGAATTAAAACTAAGTCTTTATATAAATCATATAATTTTCATTGTAATGAATACAATAATTATTTAGTTAGAGTTGGTAGGCATCAATCTATAGTTTCTCACAATTGTTGGTTCGGAGAAAAGGGCGGATTTTGCGATTCTTGGTATACTTCAATTCATCCAGAGAAAGGAAAATTTAGCATTCAGAATGTATATGACGAATACAAAAAATATCCATATATTAAAGAAATGATGCTAACAGGTGGTTCGCCTACAATGCATATGAAAATTGTAAATGAATTAAATAACTTCTGTATTGCCAACAGCATTGTAATGACAATTGAAAGTGAAGGCTCCCATAAATTAGAACTGGACCGCAGAATAGGATTATATAGTTTAAGTCCTAAATTTTCAAATACAATACCAAAGTTAGGCATTAAAACACCTAAAGGAAAGATTGTAGATGAGAAAATGATTAAACAACATAATAAATATCGGTTGAATAAAGAAGCAATTCTTCATAATATATCTGGTTATCAATCTAAGGATTATCATTACAAGCCAGTCTGGGATGGAAGCGAACAGGCATTAAAGGAAATAGAAGACTTTAGGGTAGAGTTTAATATTCCAAAAAGTAAAACATACGTCATGCCGGCCGGAGATAATAGACAATCTTTATTGTTTACATATCCAGCAACTATTGAGATGTGTATTCGAGAAGGATATAATTTTACAGGCAGGCCTCATATAATCGCATACGATAATTTAAGAGGGGTTTGATTAAAAAAACAGTATGGATAAGCCAGAGATAATTGAAATTAAAAAATGGTTAAAAGAAAATATGACTTTAACAGTTAGTGAAGAGGGATATGGTTTTAATGGATCTCATTCTGTAATTCGGTTAGAGATTGCTGGCGAAGTTATTAGTGAAGATTATATTGATATAAAAAAAGATCAATTTGATTTTTCTACATTTGATTTTGGTGCCTGGAGACCAATTACTTCAGAAGAGAAGACTCAGTCGTAAATCATTACGGTGAACTTTGGCAATAATTTGATACTTATAAATAAAAGGGTTTTAATTATGAGATATTTTATTATAATATTATTAGCATTTGTATTGAATTCATGCACTAATGATACACCACAAGCTAGAGTGGCACCACCTACTCAAACAGAAGCCTTGTCTACTTATTATTGGGTATACGATGACTTTGCACCAATGGAAAATGATGTTTGTTGGTATTTTTATGCAGACAACGGAGTAAAGAATTGCAATTTAAAATTTTTATATGATTGTGATTCTCTGACAGTAACAGATACATTGACATTAGGAATTGAACCAGAAATAGGAAACGCATTTTACGTAATGGATTCAATTGAAATGGATAGTATTAATACTTATCATTTTTTGCAAGGAAGAGAAACATATAAAGGCGTATTCAATAATAATGGAGTATGTGACAAGTATATTAATTCTAGAGTATTTGCCTTTGCAATCGAAATCAAAGCAACAGATCAATTTATATTTGAATTTGGAGACACGTTATTTATAAACAAAAAATAAAGGAATGAAAACGTTATTGGGGGAAACAATTAATACTGAAACTAGGGGAATTTTATATATAAATAAATTTGATGGTAATAGTATTAAAGTTATACGGGAAATCCAATTCCAAGATACATTTTTAGCACTTACTTATTTTGCGGAAATACCAAATCCAGAAAGTGAATTGGTAACTGGTAATACTTACGTCGAATTGGTAGAAAATAATTTTAAGCTAAAAAAGAAATTTAATACTCCGAAATATATAGAATCATTAAGATTATGTCTGTAACACTTCCAGCAATATATAATAAATTAACTCGATTGCAAAAAATACGAGTTAGAGAAGAATACATTAAATTACAAGATGGTAATTGCTTTTGGTGTAAAGAATCATTAAAATTACCACCACCAATTAACATTCAAAGTACAGAAATTAATTTAAATCTTTTTCCACCAAATATGCTTAAATACCCAATTCATTTGCAGCATGATCACTCTACTGGATTAACAGAAGGAGCAGTTCATGCCAGATGCAATTGTGTTATGTGGCAATATTATAATAGATAGATAATGACAGATGAAATTTCGCAAAGATTGTATAGACCGCAATTAACAAAAAGAAATCAAATTAAATTTGATTATTTTTCTCCAGAAGACAATTCATTTATTATAATGATAAGGTCGACAGGGCATTCAATTAGTCCAGAAGAGTATCATGTTATATATGAAGACCCTCATTTTACTCATCATAAAATATTAACAGCAGGCCAAATATTAGAAACTTATGATATTGTTATTTAAAATTTGCTTTTTCTAATTTAAAATGTTATATTTGTAATTAAATACACTTTATGAAAACATTAGGAATAACTGGTACGCGAAAATCTTTAACAATAAAACAGGTAAAAGAGTTAAAAGAATTGTTAATTAATTTTTATGAAACTGAAGATTTTAAATGGTTGGTAACTGGTATGTGTAGTGGCGCAGATGAAACGGCAAATAATATGGCTAGAGATTTGGGTTATAAGACAATAGGGAGACCAGGTTCTACAAATCAAGCAAATTCTTTTAAAGTTGATATTGAATATGACGCCAAACCTTTTATGGTTAGAAACCAAGACATTATCGACGAATGTGAAATATTAATTGGATTACCAAATACAGAATCTGAATTATTAAGAAGTGGGACTTGGGCGACATTAAGAAAGGCAAAAAAACAATCTAAAAAATTGATAATTATATACCCTTCAGGTAGAATAGAAACAAACTTTTAAGTTATGAGAAGATATATTGATATAATAGTTGATGCTAAAGATGGTATAATACCAACTCATGAAGAATGTTATTTAGCACTCTTAGCATTGTCTGCACATAATCATTTTGTTGAAGGGCATATGAATTCCCTAGAAGAGAATAAAAATAAACCAGATCATGTTAGGTTATTTGGTTTAAATTTAAGAACTAAAAATTTTAGGAAGAACTGTATGAATTTTCGGAAATTATCCCCTAGGAAATATTTGGGGGAAATGGGAAATCCTTTCAATAAAAATGCATTTAAAGATGCATGCCAAGAAATTATTTCAAATTTTACCAAAAATACATAATCATGAAAATAGTAGTTTTATCAGGTGCTGGAACATCAAAGGAATCTGGCATTGAAACATTTCGAGGGTCCAGCGGGACTTGGAATAACGTAAAGATTGAAGATGTAGCAACAACAAGTAGGCATCTCGTCAGCGTCAACATCAATTGATGGATCTATTAGTTTTCATTATTTGGATTATTTCTATGAAATTGCAGTAGATGAAGAAATTTATAATACATTTCTCAATGTCATTAAAAAGCTACTAAACCATGAAATGGTGCATGTAATACAATTCGCAAAATTAAGAGCAAAGGTTGGTCGATATGGTGCAACATCTATATTGAATAAAGCTAAGTGGAAACATAATAGTGAAAGAGGATATTTAATTGATAAAATGGAAATACAGGCGTTTGCATCAGAGGCAGTTGCCGAGTTCAGAAACATAGGATATACTGATGCGGCAATTATCAACAAATTGCGAAATTTAAATAATAATAATATTCATCCATCTCCATATGAATCGGATTCATTTTTAATATATTTTGAAAGTTTTTATGAATATGGAGAAACTCGAGAAGATAAGAAAGTGTGGAGACGATTTGTTAAAAATATGATTAATTTTATACTCTAAATTTTGAAAAGAGAAAACTTTCTTTTATATTACGGATATAAATTAGCAAAATGGCAAAGCATTTAAATAATCATCATAGTGAAAGTTCTACTAGCAGAGCAGACAAAATGTCTGGTTCCTTTAGTACTGATAAAAATTTTATTGGGAAAAGCAAAAGATTTTTTAAGAAATTTTACGGGAAGAAACGAAGAGCTTTACTTAAAAATTATAATCTAGACAAAATTTAATTATGGCTCGCGTAAACGTAGGAATACATCCCCAATTTTTAGCTGATCAGCATCTTATTGCAGAATCTGTTGAAATAACAATGATTACCGGGCAGTTAAAACAACATAACTGGCAAATTAAAAGTGATATACCTAAAGTTTTCCCTACTGGCAAAGGACACATGACTTTCTTTAAAAATAAATTAATCTATTTAAGCAAAAGATTGAAAGAAGTTAATACAGAAATGACTAGACGTGGATTTAATCCTGGTACATCTCTAGATGATGTATTAGAAGCAGCCCCACAGTCTTATTTAAATGATTGGAGCCCATCTAATGCAGACAGTGAACTAATTAGAGCTAGAATAGAAAGTAGGCTAACAACACGATTAAAGGGGCAACCTGGGCAAGGCTATTATAGATATGGAAGAGAAGTAATACCTAACATATCTGAATTTATTGAAAACATGAAATTATCTGAATTAAATAATGTGTAATATTTGGTATTGTCAAATATTTTTATTATATTTATAATCAACAAAAATAACTATATGTCTAATAAACTATTAGAATACGCTAATTCCAATATAATCCTTTCTAAAGATGATCAAGCCAAAATGATAAAAGAAGCAGCAAAAGCCTATGAAGGTTTTATGGATGCTTTGAAAATTAATTGGCGAGACGACCCAAATTCATCAGATACACCAAGAAGGGTAGCAAAATCATTTGTTAACGATTTGGCAAAGGGGTGTTATAACGAACCCCCAAAAATTACAGCATTTGATAATCTAGATGGCTACGACGGCATGGTCTTTCAAGGAAAAATCACAGTACACTCTTTCTGTTCTCACCATCACCTCTCTTTTTTAGGACATGCTCATGTTGCGTATTTACCAGGAAAAAAGGTAATTGGATTATCTAAATTAAATAGAGTTGTAGATTACTTCGCTCGAAGGCCACAAGTCCAAGAAAATCTTACGATGCAAATACACAATTATATAAACGATATTTGCGAAGGGAATGGTGGAGTAGCAGTAAAAATATCCGCCAACCATTTGTGTGCATGTGTGAGAGGCATAAAGCATAACTCCACAATGATGACATCTAAATTGTCTGGGGGATTCAAGGAGAATATTGACACTAGAAACGAATTTTTTAATTGCATAAACAATTTGAAATAAATTAAATCGTATTAACGGCTATACGTAAAAATACCCGACCATCAATAAATTTAAGAATTTTATGAAAAAAATTAGAATTGGTATCATTGGCTTAGGTAATTGTGCATCGTCATTATTGCAAGGCATTGAATACTACAAACACAATCCTTCACCAGAAGGTATCATGTCACCAGATATAGGTGGTTACACAATGACAGACATAGAGCCAGTATTAGCAATTGATGTTGATTCGAGAAAAGTTAATAAGCCAGTAAATGAAGCAATTTGGGCCAAGCCTAATTGTACAATGGTATTTCAAAAAGACTTACCATGGGATTTTAAAGTAGTGCAAGGTCCTAGATTGGATGGTATAACTGACGTAATGGCAAATTATCCAGAAGATGAAGCATTTAGGGCAGCTGAAGATCATCCAGCCTTATCTATTGCAGTAAAAGAGGCAATAAGAAAAGCCCAACCAGACATGTTAATTAATTATTTACCAGTAGGTTCGCAAAAGGCAACCGAATTCTATGCAGAATTATGTATTGAATTGAAGATACCGTTCTTAAACTGTATACCAGTATTTATTGCATCTAATCCAGTTTGGGAAAAGCGGTTTATTGAAGCTGGTATACCACTTATTGGTGACGATATGAAATCTCAGTTTGGAGCAAGTATCTTATCACAGGTACTGCAAGAATTAGCATTTTCGAGAGGCCATAAAGTTAATTGTCATATTCAACAGAATTTTGGTGGAAACACAGATTTCTTAAATATGACTGACAATGACAGATTGCAATCAAAGAAGATTAGTAAAGAAAATGTAATTAGATCGCAGAACGATATTCACGACATTAAAGACGAAGCATTTTTATTCGCTGGACCAAGTGATTACATTGCATATTATAAAGATAATAAAATTGCTAATTTTAGAATTGAAATGGAAGGATTCGGAGGTGCGCCAGTAACTCTAGACGCTAAATTAAGTGTACAAGATTCTCCAAATTCGGCAGGAGTGGTTATTGATGCAATTAGATATTTGAAAACTGCTCAAGAGATGGGTATAGTTGGATCCTTAAGAGGACCGTCAGCATGGACGCAGAAAACTCCGCCATTGCAAATGTCTTCAATGGATGCAAAATCTGAATGCGAATCCTTAGCTAATAGGCAGTTAACAGATATTACAGTAGAACAAAAAATAAATTAATGGAGCGAAGGATAATTCATGGATATGATTGCGACGGTGTAATTACCGTCGGGATAAATCCTCCTAACAATGCGGTAATTATTACAGGCAGATCATATGAAGAAATGCCAGAAACATTAAAATATTTAGAGTCAAGAGGAATACATAACCAAATCTTCTTTAATTCACGACCATTTTTTAAAAAAACGAGAAAATCGTCCGGAGAGCATAAGGCTAGAACTATAAAAACTCTATTTGGGATGGGAATAGAAGTCAAAAGATTTTTTGAAGATGACCCAATTCAAATATTAGAAATCAACAAAGCGTGTCCGTGGGTAGAAGTTGTCCATATTAATCACGAATTAACTGAAAAAGAAAACGTACGACATGAATTCTAAAACAAGAAAAGTATTATTTGACGCCTTGGACATTCAAGCATCTTATTACAAAGGAGAAATGTCAGATTCTTCGTTTCCCGAATTAAATGATCTAATATATTATTCTTATAATCATCCAGAAGCACCAATATTTTTACCGAAAAAAGATTATGAAGTTGTAGTACTAATGTCTGGAGGCATAGATAGCTATATCGCGTATAAATATGCTCTAACAAAATTTGATAACGTTAAAGCTATTTATATTGATTATGGATATCCATATGCATCGGTAGAAAAGGAAGCAATTAACAACCTTAAGTTTGAAACTCCAGTAATTTTTGAAGATTATTCTTACTTAAAAAGTAAGCAACAGGCAGGAGAAGAAAAATGGGGAGAAATATTTCCCGGTAGGAACTGGATCCTTAGTATTATTGCATCTCAATATATAACAGATCGAGGAGAAATTTGGATGGCTGCAATAGGTGGAGAAGTAAAAGAATTATGGGGCGACAAATCTGAATTATTTTTTAGTGAAGGAAGCAAACATTTGTCTAATTTAACTGATAAGAGAATTCGTATTACGAGCCCGTTTAAAGAGTTAACTAAAGGAGAGATTATACATTGGTATATATCGCAAGAATATCCACTTAACGAGCTTCATTCTACCGTCAGTTGTCATTATATTACTGATTACACTAAACTACCATGTGGAAAATGTATGGGATGTGCTCATAGATATGTAGGCATGCATTGGAATAATTTATACGAACCTCACAGGTTAGATGTAAAAGCATTCACTGAAAAATTATATAAACCGGTACTGAATTCGTTCAATGAATTCTCTCCACAAAGAATAAAAGAAATTGAAGCAGCAATACAAGGATAGAAAATATATCTACTTTCCATCATTTTCTGTCGGAAACGTAGCAGCAGCAATGCATCGCAAGGAGACATGGAACGACCCGGAGAAATCCACCATGCGTTTTTATGACGCCAATTATCCAGATGGGTATAGGCATCCATATTATCTAATTACTGGTGGTCATTATTACAAGAAGCCAACTATATCGCAAGAAATGGGATTGTTAGAACCTGGCGTATTAACAATAGGCGATTCGGGTGGATTCCAAATTGCATCAGGAGCCGTTAAGTATGTAGGTGAAAAGAAAAAGATGCTACGAGAAACAATGTTTTCTTGGTTAGAAGGTAATTCGCACATTGCAATGAATTTGGATATACCACCTCGAATGCAATGGGAAGGAAAATTTCAAGAAGCACTTGACGAATCGTTAATTAACTTTAAGTACTTTGACGAGAATCAATCTGGTTCAACTAAGTTTTTAAATGTATTACAGGGTTCTGAATATTCTTCATACGCTGAGTGGTACAGACAAGTAAAAGACTTTGGATTTAACGGATGGGGAATTGGAGGTGCTGGAAAGATTAGTAATATAATGGTATCTTTAGCAGTACTCTTTGAGAACAAAGAACAGTTAATGGATAGAAACCATTATTTGCATTTCCTAGGGGCTTCAAAAATTACAGATTTCTTTGTATTCTCGCAGATGCAAAAGTCATTGAATGAAATAGGATCTCCTATGCAGGTGACAACAGATAGTTCATCGCCATCTAGATCGATTTTATATGGCACATGTTATGTCGCAGCGGACTGGAAGAAATTGAATTTCAAAGTTGTACACATCCCGAAGATTACTGGTAAGAGTGTTAAGAATGATAAGGGAATTCATACAACGTCGAATCTACAACCAGGAGAATTTTTCAAACTGCCAAAGACAACTAAGTTCGACGATACATTAGAAAGGTTATATACCGGCAAGGATATGGCAGAATGGACAATTCAAGGTTGGGCTGCAATTCAAGCTCATAATTTATTTGTTTTTAAAGATGCAATGGACCAAGTAGAAAACTTTATGGACTTGCATCCATATATTTTAGAACAAGTAACAGGGCCAGACTTATATAAATTAATGATGGTAATAGACCAAATGGTAAAAGCTCCATTGAATGGAGATAGTGCAAAATCTATATACGAAGATAATTTAAAATTGTTTACTAAATTAGATAATGTAGGAGAAGAATTCAAATTAAAAGAACATAATTTTTTCGGATGAAAATTAAAAGACTAGCCCAATATTTAACATTTATTCATCGTATTCATCATATACAGTGGTCGTATGGTTATAAACTACCCTTTATGGATTATGGATATTTTCCTAACAATGGAATCCAAAAGCTGAACAAGAAATATCACAATTGTACACAATCTGGCGTTTATTAAAATTTTTCGGATGATGAGAAAATATATAGAGAAATATAGAAGATGGATGCTACAAAAATATGGTCCATGTGTTTTCGGACATGTTGACTGGGGCGTATTGCTCGCTAGTGGTAAAAATTGTATTTACAAATGTGATACATGTGGAAAGACATGGACTGCCTATTAAAAAAAAATAAAACTTAAAATTTGTATACTAACATTCAATACGATAGAAACGACGAAATTATTCACCTGTGGGATGATAAACTTGGTTATAAAAAATTTCCATACGAATCATATGCATATGTTCCAGATGCCAACGGAGAGTTATTAACAATTGAAGGACAGCGAGTGACAAAAGTTGATTCGTGGTCCGAAACTGCCGAGCAAATGAACATGGTGTTTGAACATAATGTATCTCCAACCACTAGAACTTTAATAGACCTATATTCGGAAAGTGATGACATAGCTGACAATACAATATTATTTATGGATATAGAAGTCCGTAAAAACGAAAAATATTCAAGCGTAGAAGATGCAGCAAACGAAATCTTTGGAATACAATATTGCGTAAAGGGATCGAATGAATATACAATGTTACTTCTTGACGAAGCAGAGACTCCACAAAGAAAAAATGTTCAAGTTAAGATTCCAAAGACTGAAATAATATGCAATGTAGAATTGATAATATTTTCGGATGAAACGAAAATGCTAGCGTATTTTTTAAAGGAATTTAGAAAGATAAACCCAACTATTATATCCGGGTGGAATTTAGACTACTATGATATCCCATACCTATACAATAGAACTGTTAATATATTAGATTATAATTATGCAAATTTATTAAGCCCAATAGGAAAAGTTCGTAGGAATACAAACAAATATTCGAATCGGTTAACAATCAAAATATCAGGTGTATCTCAACTTGATTATTTAATGTTATATAAGAAATTCGGGTATTCAGAAGAGTCTAGTTATAAATTAGATTCTATTGCCAAAAAGGAACTATCTAGAGGTAAAATTGAATACTCGGGAAATCTAGATCAATTATTTAGAGATGACTTAATGTCATTTATTGCGTATGGTATTATTGATGTAGAATTATTAGTGTCGATGGATCAAAAATTAGATTATATTGATATTGCATTGGGTATATGCCATAAAGGCCATGTTCCATATGAAGATATTATTTATACGAGCAAGTATCTAGAGGGTTCATTGTTAACGTATTTACGAAGAAATAATTTAGTTGCAAGTTCAAATGTCAGTCAATCGAAAGGTAAAGCTAAAGGAGCCTTTGTTAAAGAACCAACACCAGGATTGTATACATGGGTCTACGACTTGGATTTGACTTCGCTGTACCCTTTCAATATTATATCTCTAAATATATCTCCAGAAACTAAATTTGGAAAAATTGAAAATTGGGATGAAGAAGAGTATGCGAAAAACGCAAATAAAATGTATACACTGACATTTTTTAATGACGAATCTCCAACAGCATTTTTCGCTCAAACGGAAGCTACTGACATTCATAAAACTCTAGATGGTTCAAAGGAAGTGCATCAGTATTTGACAGAAAATAATTTATCAATTGCATCAAATGGTGTCATGTATAAATTAGATAAAAAGGGACTAATTCCATCGGTATTATTGGCATGGTTTGATGAAAGAAAGGGGTACAAGGATCTTAAAAAGAAATATGGTAAGTTAAAAGATTCTGTACAAGAAAAATATTATGACAAGAAGCAATTGGTAACAAAAATCCTATTGAATTCATTATATGGAGTATTGTTATTACCAAGCTTCAGATTTTACGATAAAGATAATGGCGAAGGCGTGACACTTACCGGAGTCAGTGTAATTAATTGGGCAACAAGAATGGGGAATCGATTTTACAATAAAGAGCTAAAAGAATATAATAACATGTATGAAATAGAATTTGAAGATGGCAGCAAAGTGAAAAAAAATGGATTTGATAAAATAGAAGTGGAGGGTGTACAAAAATATGTATTTGAACTTGTCAAGCATATATAATTAGTTTTTATGACAACGACAGGAAATATCTCAAAATGTACATCTACAAAATAACAAATAAAATTAATGGTAAAATCTATATAGGGCAATCTTCTAAGGCACCTGAAGACTCTATAAACTATTATGGTTCAGGTAAATTAATAAAATTGGCGATACATAAATATGGCCTGGAATCTTTTAAAAAGGAAATAGTAATTAATGTTGATACACGAGAAGAAGCCGATTATTATGAAATATTTTATATAGACTTGTATAAACCAGAATATAATATTTCGTCTGGTGGAAATGGCGGAAATTTAGGGCCCATAGTAAATAAAAAAATAAGTGAAGCGGTAAAGGCGTTATGGGCAGATCCAAATTCAATGTACAACTCAATCGAGTATAGGCAGTTATTAAGTGAAGTTCGTACAGGAAGAAAGGTATCAAATAAAACCAAATTATTAATATCCAATAGCTTAAAAAATTCTACTGCTTTCAAAAGGTATTGTAATAAGCCAAAGACACAAAAAACACGACAGAAAATCAGTAAAAGTGTAATACAAAGTAGAAAAGATAACGTTGATGGGTGGCACGATAAATTTTTAACTAAAATGAAAAGCAGCGAACACAGAAAAAAATTATCAGATTCTCATATTGGTCAAATTCCATGGAACAAAGGAAGAACTGGAGTATACACAAAAAAACAAATACAACGAATGTCAGAAGCTCAATTAAATAGAATAGTAGACCCAATTACCGAATCCAAACGAAGAAAAAAGATAGGAGACGCATTTAGGGGAAAGGTATTAACTAAAGGGCATAAACAAAAGATAAGTAATAGTAAAAAGAATAAATCAAAGAAAGAACTTAAACGCTTAGCTAAAATATCAGCTGATAGAATGAAACTTCGACATCTAGATGGTACTGGAGGCAATTATACCAAGTTGAAATGCCTAGAAACAGGTAAGATTTATAATTCAATTAAAGAATATATAGAACTACATTCGATATCAATGTATATTTTCAATAAGAATTATAAAAATATAAAAGTAAAATTAGCATGATGGATTTGATAAGCATGAAGGAAAATATATTTTCGAATATTTCAAGACGATATCGTGAATGTTTAATATGCGGAGAAGTATTTAAAAAAATAACAATAACTCATCTTAAGTACAAACATGCCATGGATTTTCAAGATTATTATGCATTGGAAAATGATTATTTTAAACTTGAACCAATTCAGCATAACTTTTTTGAACAACCTGAAAGGGATTTAAAAATATTATTTGAAATAATGTATAATTACAATGACATGGAAATTCCAGGTAGCATAAAAGAAGAGGATTTATCATATGACTATAAAATAAAAGACAATGGGACTAACAGTTAAACAATTAAGAAATATCAAAGAAGGAGAAATCAACGATTTAAAAATAGCAACTAATCTTATCGATTATGCATTAACTTACGATTCGACCGATATGTTATTTAAGATTGATCCTTTGATAGCAAGAGAAGCACTTATTAATTATGTCAATCTAAAGAATGAGTAAATCTAAAGCATATTTCAAATTATTTATTGGCGCATTTATTCAAGTTCTTCTAGTCGTTGTTAATATCGTATATATTGCCAATTCTAACTTAGTTGGAATGACAATATCATCATTTCTATTATCTTATAATTGGACATTAAACGTTACCAGCGTTAAGGCTGCAAACAGATTAGAAAGAGTAATATATGCAGCAGGCGCAGCCTTAGGGACAGTAACAGGGTATTTTTTGAGTAATGTTTTAAACTAGAAAAGTTATTAAAAAGATACACAGACACTACTTATATATAAAGGTATCAGTATAATGAATGATGACACAAATAGAATCCAATGCTTAGAATGTTTAAATTGGTATAAACGAATATCAACCACTCACCTGAAACATAAACATGATATGACGTTTAAATCGTATTCAGCAAAATTCCCAGGCGCAGTTTTAGAACATCCATCAATTACTGCTAAGAGAAAGCAGACACTTGAAAATATGATAAAGCGATATGGTGTTGAAAAAGGACAGCATCGTTGGCAAATTTATTGTAATCGTCAGGCAGAAACAAATAGCTTTGAATATATGTCTCAGCAACATGGAATGACTAAAAAAGAATTTGATCAGTTTAATAAAAATAAAATAAAGAAAGCACTTCGACAAACACGTATCAACAATAATTTTAATAATGGACCAAAAATTAAACAACCTCATGAGCGTATTTCAGAATATAAATCATTTAGGGAATTTATAATGTCTGAATATAACTGGACAAGTGATGATTATGAATATTATAAAGATGAAAATCGAATTGAAGCCAATAAGTTTGGAAATTATAGCAATATATCTCAGGAGTTATTTTGGAATATATACGAATTTTTGCCCCCGGCAAAGAAAGACGAGGCCTTATTTGCAGAAAATTATGGAGAATATAAATTGGTAACAAATGGCAGATATTACAAATTCGATTTTTTATTGGGAGACAAGATAATAGAATTTGATTGCAAATACTGGCACGACCCAGAAAAAGATAAATTCAGAGACGAATTAACAAATTCATTTGGATTTACTATATTGAGGGTAAATTACATAGATTACAAAGAAAATCCATTAAAGGTACTAAGAAAATGTTTAAATTATTTGGAAAATGAAAATTAAAAATATAACACAACTAGCTGATAATCAACATAATACATATTATAATTTTTGTATATATACTGATACGGACAGCATATTCGAACCAATAGAACCATTATTTGTGCATCGCCATGGACCTATGGATAACTATACTGATGAAGAAATTATTGCATTATCAAAACCAATAATCAATGATGTCCAATCTTACATTAATAAAAGTTACGATACATATGCTTTAAAGTTGCATAATGTAACAGATCACGGGTGGGATATAAAGCAAGAATTAATTGCAAAAAGAGCATTATGGATAGCTAAAAAACGTTATGCTCAATGGATTGTAGACGAAGAAGGTGTAGCTAAAAACAAAATGGATGTAAAGGGATTGGATTCAGTCAGGGCAGATTTTCCATTAAAATTTAAATCATTTGTTGAAAAGATATTAGATTGTATATTACATGACTCTTCGAAAGAGGAATTAAACGAAATGGTAAGAGATTTCAAACAATCATTGCCAACACAAAAGCTATCAGACATATTAATACCAGTAGGAGTTAACAGCCTAGACAAATGGAAAACTGGTAAATTTGGAGAGTTTAAAAAAAGAACGCCAGTTCATTATAAAGCAGCTTTGAATCACAATGCTTTAATGGATAAATTAGGTATAGCATCGATGCCTCCTATAAAAGAAGGAGACAAAATTATGTGGGCATATCTAATAGATAATCCATGGAAGTTTGATTCGTTTGCAATATCTAGAGAAAGCAATCCTCCAGAAATATTAGAATATATGGAAACATATGCAGACCGAGTTAGAATATTTGAAAGCAGATTAGAAAACAAAATCCAAAATTATTGGGATGCATTAGATTTTGGTAATATAGAATTCAATGCATTAATTAATAAATTTTTCAATTTTAAAAAATAAAATGGAAATGCAGATAAATTTGGATATGTGAAATATTTTACGTATATTTAAGCCACTTCAAAATTAAAAAAAATGATAAATAAATCGAGTATCTTAAAATTCATTCAGAAATATAATCTGGATGCAAACGCTTCAGGAAGACCTGATAATGCTATAAAAATGGTTTCAGATGGAACAAAATTAACGACGTCTTTTATTACTGAGGATAAGAGTTTATTAGGTTTCGTCCAAGTTTTGAATGTTGAATTTCCAATAGGAGAATTCGGTGTTTACGAAACCACTAAGTTGGAAAACATGATCAAGATCCTTCAAAATGAATTCAACATTACTGTTCAAGAAGTTGGAGGAAGAAAAGCTAACATTCTATTAAAAGACGATCAATTCAATGTAACATTTGTATTGTCAGATTTAGATGTTATAAAAGCACCACCAGAATTAAAGGATATACCAACTGGAGAAGTAACAATTGAAGTAAACTCAATTTTTACAGATAACTATATTAAGGCTAAAAAGGCGATCGCTGAATCAGATGTTATAGCCTTTACCAATAACAATGGATCTATTGAGTTAGTTGTTAATTATTCCAAAACAAATACAAACAACATTAAAATTCCAATAGACGTTGAAGCACCTGCTGGTTTTGAAACATTGTTATTTGATGGAAATCAATTTTTAGACGTTTTAAACTCAAATAAAGACGCAGAAACAGGAAAGGTTTCATTGAGTTCTCAAGGATTGTTAATAGCAACATTTTCTGGAGAAGATTTTAGATCTAAATATTATTTAGTAGCTGGACAACAATAATTCAAATGAAATTATCAATAGAAGAAATATTAGAAGAAGCAAGCGGGTTATATATTAGGAATGAAGTGATTAGTGCGGTAAATAGCTTTGAAGCAAATGTGCCTTACGAATTATTGCCACAATTATATGATATAGCTTTTAAAAGCATTGTTCACGAACATGAAGAAACTTCGCCAATGTATAAAGACCATACGATCTTGCAAGGAAAACACATCACTCAGGCGATCAAAAAATTAGCTAAAAGATTGAATTTATTGTATCGGGGTAAGGATATCGATATTGTGGTATGTAACATGCAAGACTCTTTCATGTTTGTATCTAAGTTGTTGTCATATTTAGAATTTGATTTTGAATTCTATACTAAATATCAATATGACAACAAAGCTGAGCAAGACGATGTTGACAACGAAAGGTATTCAGTTGTCATAGCTTATGAAGAAACAGATCAGATAGTGGATTATTGCGCCGAAATTCAAGGACAGGAAGTATACTTAGTAGGTCCCAACAAGCCAGCAGTAATAGCCGATAATCGAAACTTTGCAATGTCTGCAATAACTTTAGTAGATGATGAAAGTGTTAATGGGTATGTCTGTGGCTATGGTAAAAAAGACCACAATAGTAGGTGGCCACAAACAAAATCAATTTCTTTAATGGAAAAAATATGATAGAAACAATTCGACATTTATTAGGTATTTGTGGAGAAAATCATCCATCTTTATTAACAATTATATTTGGCGCCAGCGGGTTGGGCTTTTCAATTAAATATTTTTATTTTTATTATGGCGAAAAAATTCAAACGTGGAGACAGGTTTTTAGCAAAATACGAAGGAAAGGTAAGGAACTTTATATACGCCCAACATCGAAGTAGAAAGACCTTTTATGCCGTATTAGTAAGCGAAAATAATCTCTATATTGTAGAAAAATTAGTAATACTTGACAAAAGAAACTTATGAAAAAAGCATATTTTGAACATGATATTGAAAATGCAATCAGAAGAAACATAACTAAGAAAATTGAAGAATGCGAATACGATAATTCAGATCCAATATTATCAATATGTGTTTTAAGAGGCGGATTCATGTTTTTCACGCATGTTATGAAATCAATTAGCTTAGATATTAATACTCACATTGATTTTATTCGAACCCGTTCGTATAATGGAAAGACACAAGAAGAGTTCATAGAAATTATGAACAACATTAATATTCCAGAAGGTGTTAAAAGGATTTATTTTTATGACGACATTTTAGATTCTGGAAATACTGCAAAGGGCCTAGCGAAACATGTTAATGGAGCTTATGATTTATATTTTGTAGCATTATGTAAAAGGAAAGGAGTTGACCATTCATTTTTAAATGACTACTACAGAGAAATAATCACTGGAATTGAGGTGGAAGAAGGAGAATGGCTCACGGGATGGGGTATGGATGACCTAAATGGTTTAAATAGAAATTCAAGAGTAATAAATATCATATAAATGTATCAATCAACAAAAATAAAAGACGGTTATAGTACTACTTTCAGGCAATGGAGAGCAGAAAAGACTCATTGTCGTTTCTTACATGGTTATGGGACTTCTGTAAAATTTACATTTCAAGGCCAATTAGATCCTAGAAATTGGGTGTTTGATTTCGGAGGCTTTAAAAGGGCAAAATGCCTGATAGATGGAGTAAGCCCAGACGAATGGTTAAGTTGGTTACTAGATCATACTACGATTATAGCAGAAGATGACCCAGCATTAGAGCAATTCCTAGATCTAGATTCCATGGGAATAATTCAATTGAGAATAGTAGAAGATACTGGAGCAGAAAGATTTGCAGAATTTATAGGAAATCACATAGCGGCTTGGGTAGACGCCGAAACTGGGGGAAGGGTGAGACTAGTTTCATGTGAATTCAGAGAACACGAAAAAAATTCAGCAACGTATTTCTTATAATATCTGCGCATAAGAATGGTCAAAAGGCCTTGTGTGTTAAATTTTTGCGCATAAAAAATTTTTAAATTTTTAAATACAAATTATGAAAAAAACAAATTTATACTGGAAAGTTAAAATAACTAGACTAGTCGAACAAGCAGATACTGGAAAGATTAAAAAATCTAATGAAGATTATCTAGTCAATGCCGTCAGTCCAACAGATGCAGAAGCAAAGATTACAGAGATGCTAAGGACCGATGTATTTGAATGGTCTGTGACTAGTATTACAGAGACTAAATACCTTAAGATAATTGAGTAGGACTCTACACATTATTGACACAATATGTCCGTATAATTGGATAAATTCTGAGTGGAGAGTTATCCAACCACATTTATCGGAAGATCTTCAACTATACGGACTAAAAACAAATCTAATATCAGTTAATCGAGTCATTCCAAATAGCAATTATTTGCATCGAGTAAATTTTAATAATCTATTAATGGCAAAATTGTTTAAAGAGATCGATAACATTAGATCTGGAGACATTGTATTATTCACAGATGCAAGAAATGACATTGCAATGCATCTTCAGGAATATACAAAGTTAAACTCTGTTGACATATTTTCAATCGGAATTTGGAATGACGGAATTTGGAATGTAACTGGAATGTATTATAATAGCTTCCAACGTTCTAGGAAAGCGTATGTCGTGAGATATGAGAAGCACTTAGCCAACATATACAATATTAATATAACAACGACACAGAAGCACCAAAAAGACTTTACAGGTAAAATATTCAAACCTGCAACCTTAATGAATTTACCATTCGAATATCTAAAGATAGAATATGGTAATGATAAGTTAATGACTTCTGAAATTGCATTTAATGTAAAATCAAATCCATATACAAAAAATGCATCCCAAAAAATGATAGGCATTTTACAAAAAGAATTAACAGAATATAATTTTATAGATTTGCAGCAAATTAAAAATAATTTTTATCTGCAAACTAAATATATTCTTAAATCTGCCATGGCATTAATTAACATGCAAGAATTAAATTTAAACCCAAGTGACTATTATCATGCATTATGTTTAGGGGCATTGCCATTAACAATAAAATCTCAGGCATTAATTGACATGGGTATAAATATTGGATGTAGTCCTAAATTAATAAAACCTCCTTTTATAAATTTTATTAGAAATCGAAAGGAATTTTTAAACACTATTAAATCATATATAGAAAATTATCAAGAAAATAAAATTAAGATCTTTAAACAATTTGATCCTCATTATACTAAAGATAATTTCATTTCATTAATAACTAACTTATGAACAAATTAACTAATTCGTTATGGGCGGAACGCTATCGTCCAAAAACAATGTCTGAATATATTGGAAACGAAGATATTAAAAAGGCCATAGCAAATTATATTGATAATAATGACATGCCACATTTATTGCTACATGCAAGTTCTGGGACTGGAAAAACATCCCTCGCAAAAATTTTAGTATCAGAAATTAATTGCGATCACATTTATATTAATGCTTCAGATGAAAATAGTGTAGAAGTTATTAGAAATAAGGTAAAAACATTTGCTTCGAATGTAGGATTTAATGACTGGAAAGTTATAATTCTTGATGAGTGTTTATTAGAAGGGACGCTAGTAAGTATTCTCAGAGAGGGAAATTATATAAAGGTTCCAATTGAAGAATTAATAGAAGAAACTGACTTAGTAAAAAGTTACAACTTCAAAACAAATCAAATCGAATGGCAACCATTTTATTTTTGGGATAAAGGAGAACAAGAATTATGGGAAATAGAATTAGAAAATGGAGAAACAGTGAAATGTACTGCTGAGCATAAATGGCATGTTTACGATGAGAACAATGAAATAAAGGTTGTAAAGACCGATGAATTGCATACGTATGAATCAATAATTTCTCCAGGTACACCGATTATTTAATAAGTTTTGCTCAAGCAGAACTATATATTAAACATGAAAGTACAGGTAAAAAATACATCACCGTTTGTAATATGGAAAGAAAAACTAGCGGCAGGAATCATTAGTAAAGTTCAATACGATGAACTAGTTTTTGAATATAAAAGAAAATTGTCAATTGCAGCAAAAAGAAATAATTTTGGCGGAGTAGTATACTTCAAAGAGCACATATGCGAAGATTGCAATAACGGGTATACTGCAAATGCTTGGAATTCAAAATACTGTAAGGAATGTAAAATACTTGTTAAAAAACATGGTACTATTAAAAAATGTTCTTGTAATCGAGAAGGTAGATTCACAGGAAAATATTGCAAAGAGTGTGTTAAAAATCGAACATGGAACAGAAAACCACAAAGTGAAGAAACTAAAGATAAGATATCTAAAGCAAAATTGAATTTTTATAAAACATCTGAAGGCAACAAAGTAGCTAAACGGATCGGAAAAAAGAACTCAATTAAAATGACTGAATTTTACAAAACCGAAAAAGGGCAGGAAAATTTAAAGCAAGTGGCTTTGAAAAATAGCATTACAATGAAAAGGAAAATTGCAAACGGAGAATTCTTTCCTCCTATTAGCAATAGTTGGACGCATTGGACATCTATTATATATTTCGATGGTAACGAATTTAAATTTAGAAGTTCTTGGGAGGCATGTTTCTGGGCTTCAAATAAGCATTTGCTATATGAAAAATTAAGAATTCCATATGTAGATGCAAATGGAAAGTCCCGAACATATATTGCAGATTTTCATGATCTAGAGAAGAATATACTATTTGAAATAAAACCAAAATCACAATGGCAAAAGCAAAAACATAAAATGCAATCTGTCATAAATTACTGCAAGGACAATGATATAAAATTCATATGGGTTAATGAATATAATATACTTGATTATATTGACGAAACAGATTTTAAATTAGAAAAAAATAAAATACAACTTCAAAAATTATACGATGGAATTGGAACAAATAAAAATAAAAAGCGTAAAGAAATTAAATAAGACTGGTCACGTATACGATATATCTGTAGAGGGAAATCATAACTTCTATATCGGGCAAAATGAAACGTTAACTCACAATTGTGATTTTCTAACCCCCAACGCCCAGGCGGCATTGCGTAATGTAATGGAAACTTTTTCAAAGCATTGTAGGTTCATATTAACATGTAATTATGTAGAGAAAATAATCGAAGCATTGCAATCTAGATGTGTTTCTTTTAACGTTATACCTCCATCTAAAAAGGAAGTAGCATTGCGAATGGTGCAAATACTTAAAGAAGAAAATGTTGAATTCAATAAACAAGATTTGGCTACGCTTGTAAACCAAGGATATCCGGACATTAGGTTGGTTATAAATTTACTGCAAACAAATTCAATTGGTGGTAAACTAGCATTGTCAGAAGCCACTAGAATGGAAAGTAATTATCTTTCAAAAGTAGTAACCGAATTGGCATCTAATAAAAATCCAAAAGATAAATTTAAATCTATTAGACAAATAGTTGCAGATAGTAAAGTTAGGTCTTTTGATGAATTATATTCCTACTTATTTAATAATCTAGACCAATATGCTCCAAATAAAATCGCTCCAGTTATTTTAGTTATTGGGAAATATGCATATCAAGACAGTTTATGCATTGACAAGGAATTGAATGCAATGGCATTGTTAACCGAATTAATTATGGAAATATGAAATTAGGAGATTATGATGTATGGTATCAGCCTTGCAAAAACTGCGGCCACGATACAGGCAAATCAACAAAACCAGAAGATGGATTTAAAGCATGTTGGAAATGTGGCCATTCAATTGAAAGAGATTATACTGATCGGGCTTTAAAAGATAAAGAATTAATAAAAAAACTAACAAAGATATCAGATGATCAAATATACGCAGGCGCCGTAGAATTATGGGGGCATGACCAACAATTGGATATGGTTCAAGAAGAATGTATAGAATTGGCATTGGCAATAAGGAAATATAGGAGAAGTCCTAATAACAAAACTTACGATAATTTATGCGAAGAATTAGCAGATGTCATGATTATGTTATCCCAAGTTGAAGAAATGGGAAATCTAATAGATGATATAATGCCTCATAAACAATATAAACTAAATCGATTACGAAACAAATTATTAGACAATGGATGGACCTTTGAATAAAGCAGTATTATCTAAATCTACTGGAGTTACTTGTAAAGAGTGCGATGGTATATTCTTCAAACAAGTTGTGGCACTAAGGACAATTTCTAAATTCGCCTTAGCAACTTTGTCAGCGACTCCAATGGACAAACCTGGAAATGTCATGATACCAATACCTATACATTTATGCAATCAATGTGAAACCCCATTGGAAGCAGATATAGATGGTTTAATAAACATGGAAGCAGAAACAGGATCATAATGGGAGTAATAAAAACTAAATCATTATTTGATCATATTCGAAATCTGTTTACTAAAAAAGTAAAATGGTCAGATTTATCCGAAGCAGATAGAAAATCGTTTTCTGTATATATGGTTAATAGATTTTTGTCTATGGATATGGAATTAATTGGATTTATCAACATGTTGCAGCCATATACAATGCAAACATTAAGTCCGGAAATGGTATACAAACTATATCTAGATCTTTTACCAAAACAAAAAGGATTTTATTCAAAATATATTAAAGCTTCTAAGTCTGCTAAATTTAAAGATGATCTAATATCTATGATATCAAGGACTGAAGAAATTAGTAAGACAGAGGCTATAGATATGATGAATATATTATTAACATTGAATGGTTTAGACCTAGTTTCAGATTACTTAATTGCATATGGAAAAACTAATTCGGAAATTAAAAAATTATTGAAAATTGAAAAATGAACAAACGTGGGTTAGTGGTATTTTCAAATTGGGAATTGCCGGCAAATCTGAAACAGATAACGTAATATCTGCATCGCAAATATCTAAATATAATACTTGTCCAAAGCAATGGGAGCTTCGATATATTAAAAAGGAAAGACTTGATGGACCATCTATTCATTTAGTATTTGGAAATGCAATGCATGAAGTACTTCAAGAGTGGCTAAAAATTATGTACACAAAAACAGTAAAAGCCTCGATGGCATTGCCAATAGAAGATATGCTTAAGGCACGGATACGAGAACTGTACCTAGATGATTTTAAAAAATATAAAAAGCATTTTTCTACGCCAGAACAATTAGCTGAATTTTATACCGATGGAGTAGAGATACTTAAATTTATAAAATCAAATCGGGGCAAGTATTTCACGACAAAAAAGGTGCAATTAATTGGTATAGAGTTACCAATAATGTGGTCTCCATCAGAAGAATTTGAAAATTTAAAATTTATGGGATTTTTAGATCTCGTATTTTACGATGAAAATGCCGACGAATATCATATAATCGATATTAAGACAAGTACACGAGGATGGTCAGAAAAAGACAAAAAGAATAAAGATAAATCAGATCAAATATTACTGTATAAACGGTATATGTCTGCTCAATATGGTGTTCCCGAAGCGAAAATAAAAGTGTCATTTTTTATTGTTAGAAGGAAAATAAATCCAGACAGTATGTGGCCAATTAAAAGGGTGCAAGAATTCAAGCCATCATCAGGGAAACCATCAGTTAATAAATCAGAAAAAAAGTTATTAAAGTTTATTAACAAGGCATTTAATCCAGATGGTTCATATAATAAAGACATAGAATATCCTGCTATAAAAGGAGTAAATTCATATAATTGTACATTTTGCGCATATAAAGATAGAGAAGATCTTTGCCCAAAAAATAAAAGAGTAACGGCATGTTTTACGTAGGAGTATTCGGAGATCCAGATTATATACAAAAGTCTAAAGTTATAAAGACAATGGCGTCGTTACATGATAAATTTAAATCAAATGTAACAATATTATCGGGAGGTGCAACTGGACCCGACGAAGTGATTAAAAAATATGCATTGCATTTTGGCATGACATATGTCGAGTATAATCCTTCTTGGACTGGAAGAAAACTATATTCGGCTGAAAAAGATTCTTATTATGGAAAGGCGTATCATATTAGTCAGGAATTCGATAGGTATAAAAAACTAATAAAAAAAGCAGAAAAAGTAATTATTTTTGGTAATTATAATAACAGACCGGCATTAAAATATGCGCATGGTTTATTGCAAAAATTTAAAAAGGCACATGTTGTCATCAATTAAAAGTAACCTTATGAAAAAATTATTTATAATATGTTTAATATTAATAATCTCTGGATGTAAAACAGATAATACATCTAAATTGCCAACTGAGGAATTGCCATTAGAATGTGTAGGAAACGAATGCAACCCTGAAATAATCGACAGTTTAATTAATGAGGATATAAGCATTGACAAATCTCCAATTTTTAATATTAAATATCATATTGGCGTTTCAAATGACACTGTCAAACTAAACGAAAATGATATAGAGTTATTGATCGCTTCTCACAATTCTCTTAATGAAGCATATAAAGGATCAATAATTTTTAGTATGATTGACTCTATACATTATTTTAATTCTGTATACAGTTTAGATGAAATGTACGACGATTATTTATACGGTGGAAAGAATCCTATTAAAACATACTATGGAAAACTATTAGCTGATTACAGTGATAGTACATCTATAAATATATTTGTCATGACAACTAACAAAAAGAATGGGCAAACCTTATTAGGATTTACGCCAACGCTAAAGAAGCCAGAATTATATCCATTATTTTCTCCAGAATATAATGCAATTGCTATTTCATTTGAGGGCCTGTTTCAATATGAAGTAGGATCTTCCTTAATCCATGAAATAGGGCATTGGTTAGGCCTTGATCACCCTTGGCAATATCCAGACTCAACAAAAGTAGACATGGGACTAGATTCTAAATTAGAATATTGTATTAATCATATGAATTATAGTTGCTTCGTTGACAGATTTACAGATGAACAGTTAAATTTTCAAACAAAATTTGCAATTAAATTCAGGAACTATTTAAACTAAATAATGAAGAAAAAGAAGATCTTATTATTAGGAGACAACATAACCAAATTTACAGGCGTAGGAATAATTGGTAATTCCATAGTAAAAGGAACAGTTGATTCGTTTGATTGGATACAAATTGCTGGAGCATCCACAACTGATATAAATACTAGAATAGATGTTAGCAGTGATTACAAAGAAAAGACATCAGATGCAAATGTAATATTATATCCAGTTAAAGACTATGGTAATCAAGATTACTTGCGATTTGTAATAGAACAAGAAAAACCAGACGCAATATTGCATATAACAGATCCAAGATATTGGATGTGGATGTACGACATGGAATATGAAATACATCAGCATTATAAAATTCCAATTGTTTATTACGCCATATGGGATAATTATCCAGCTCCGAAATGGAATTATCCTTTATATGAATCTTCAGATGTAATAATTTCAATAAGCAAACTTTCTGATGAAATTCATAAAGAGGTAACTAAGCAATGTAAAAATCAGCCATCATTGCAATATGTACCTCATGGAGTAGATCCGGACATTTTTTATCCAATCAATTCTACTGATTCTGAATATGAAGAAGTGCTTAGAATTAAGGATGAATTTTCCCAAAGACATGGGGCAAAGAAAATATTTTTCTGGAATAACGTTAATATGAGCCGAAAACGCCCAGCAGATGTTATGCGAGCATATGCAGTATTCTGTAGAAGAAATAAAGAATATTTAAAAAATTCATGCCTAGTGATGCATACTTCTATAGTCTCTCAAGCTGGAACCGATTTATTAACTGTTAAGCGACATTTATTTGATGATTGTAACATAATTTTTAGTACAGAAAAAATAAGTCCTGAGCTATTAAATTATTATTATAACATTTCAGCCGCAAGTATAAACATATCTCATTCGGAAGGATTTGGGTTGTCGAATTTAGAATCATTAATGGCAGGATGTCCAACAATAACCCATCAAACAGGTGGTTTAAAAGATCAGTCAATTACAGAAGCAACATACAAAGTAGAAACGTCACATAAAGTACTTTCTGGATCATTGGCAACTCCATATATATACCAAGACTATTGCAGCGTAGAAGACGTGGCAAACGGTTTAGAATGGGCATATAACATTACTCCTGAACAAAGGCAAGAGTTAAGTAAAGAATCTCGAAGACGAATGATAAAAAATGGATTTACGTCCAATCAAATGGCATATAAAATTGAATCAATACTTCTTAGCACATTGCAGACGTGGAAACCTGCTAAACCATATCAAATAATATCAATAAATGATTAAATTTCCTATCATATTAGAAGGCCCGTTATATTCTCAAAGTGGATATGGCGAAAGGTTTAGGTTTTTAGTACAGGACATTCAAGCTTTTTGTGAAGATGTAAGTGTATATCCAACTAAATGGGGGAAAACCTTAAATAATGCAAAATTTGAAAATGTAGATATTATAAGTGAGATTCCAAATGAACAAAAGTTTATCTATATTCAATGTACGGTACCTAATGAATTTAAACCAAAGTCAACCTACTATAATATAGGAGTAACGGCTGGCATTGAAACTGACACATATCCTTCTAACTGGTGGCGTCCAATGAATTCAATGGATATGATATTGGTTAGTAGTACGCATTCTAAAAATATTTTAAGTACTAATAATCCCAATGATAATATTCATGTATTACCTGAAAGGGTCAATGTACAAACAAATGATAAAACTGTATTTAAATTAAAAAATGATTTTAATTTTTTATGTATGGGAGCATGGCTTCCAGGTACAATGGGTAACGACAGAAAAAACATACCCTTTACAGTCCAATTGTTTTACGCAGCATTTGCCAATCATCCTAACCCACCATCATTATTATTAAAAACCGATCAGGGAACTTTTTCTAAAATAGAAGCATTTAGGATTAAGGAACTAATGAATAATATTAGAATAAATATGTTATCTCAAGATGGCATAAACACACTACCAGAAGTAAATATATTACATGGAAGATTATCATACGAACAAATGTCAAATTTAATGCTTCATAATAATATTAAAGCCTATATTACATTAAGTCACGGCGAAGGGTTTGGTAGACATACTGCTGAATTTTTATCTACTGGAAAACCAATCATAGCATCTAATTGGTCTGGCCATAAGGATTTTATAAAAGCCAAGAAGCATTGTAATTATTTAGTTTCTGGAGAATTAAAAACAGTAGACGCTTCGGTAGTAAACAAATATATCGTTCCTCACGCAAAGTGGTATTACCCAGATCCAAACGATGCCATTGTTGCCATGCAAAGTATATATGAAGATTATACTAACTATTTAAGTGGTTCGGGAGAAGTTAATATTAAGAAATTTAATTCATTACGAGGCAACAAATCAATTAACAAGTTAAAATCATTTATTAAAACAGCAATGAAATGAAATTAGAATACGACAGAAAAAATCCAATAGATAATGAATTAACTGTTATATCAGAAACTGAAGTTTTTTTGGGCCGTGAAGTAGATATACATGTGTGCATGAAGCATGGTCTATTATCATTTGGAACATCAATAATTCCAGATCTCGAAATAAAACCCCCATATCTTAAACTTAAGAAAATTGACGTAGAAGGTTTCATATGGTATCCGTTTTATAATGCATCTCATGACGGCAAAGTTAGATTAGAATTAGATTATAATAACATGTGGCGGGTTATAACATCTGGAGATACATTAAGTACTTTCAAAGAATTCGAACCAGCCTTTGATTATTATAACGAGGTACTTAATGAGTATAATCAAAAAATTAACCAATGAATCAATTCAAAATAAAAGCAAAGCCTCAGGCAAATGGTTTGTTTGGTACACCAATGGAATGTGTTTTCATTGACAAGGTGATTTTTGGCAATAATAATCTTTTACAGTCAGCGATTATAATTGGAATCTCAGAACGATATCCCAAAGAACCATTTACAATAATTAATAGTACTTTGGAAGGCTTTACTGTTCGATTGAACAAAAGAATTTTTGTAATAAAATATAAAAACTACTCCTTTAGTGGAGATACAATTACATGGCTTAAATAAAATATTATGAAATATTATATTCTTTTCTCCGGAGACACTGAACAAGACACTATTAATGACGTTAATCAAATTGGAGATGTCTCCTTTAATCAATTATGGCCTGCGGCTGGATATAAAATAATGATGAAAATGATATCCGATGCTAATGTCGAATATTTAAATAACTGTAAAATTGTCAATGAGAAGGGACAATATTATTCTCCTGAAGAATTTATGGATTTAATGATTAAAAATAAAACCAAAGTCAAACAGATTTAATCGATTGAAATAATTTTATATATGTATATGCAAACTAGGAAAATGGAATGAAACAAGTCTCGGCAAGAGTTAGAAAATTTCAAGAATTTGTATTAGTAACAATTGTATATGGTATATTAGACACAGATGATTTACAGTCATTGACTTCTTTCATATTACATGTAGATCCTACAGATACAAATTTGATTAATGATGAAATAGAAACATACTTCAAGGAGAATGCAGAAAAATACGGCCTCTTATTCGATGAACAGTCAGTCTGATTGTAATAACTGTAAAGATCAGAAGTACGAAGTTTATATAAATACTTCTGAAAAACCTGATAATTTATATGACGTCATGAGGATGATTGGAATAGGAACTTCACCAATGCATACTAAATTATTAATAGATCATTATAAAAAAGAAGAATATACTATATTATACATTGGAAATGAACAGGAAGCTAGCCCAATTTTAAGGGATTTATTATATCATGGAATATCTTATGCAAAAATAAGAAAATTATGAAAACATTATTTTGGATAACATTGAATATTGGAATGGTAGAATTAATAGTTAGTTCGTATTTATTTATGCCAATTCGAGAATTTTTTAATCATACAACTAATTCATACACAAAAAAATGGCACATCTTTAAATTTAAAATAGATGCATTTATGTATAACTTATTAAATTGCCGGATATGTACTGCATTTTGGACTGGATTAATGCTATCTATATTCGTATGGAGTCCAATATTATATTATTACAATATCAACTTCGGTCCCATTGATGGGATATTTTCAATTGGAGTTGTATTTTTAACGGAGAAACTTATATATGCCACTTTGGAAAAATAGGGCTTTAAATTTAACTGAACAAGATTGTAGGTATGCAATGTTGCATTCAAAGTCAAATGCAGGCGCAGCAAGGTTCATAGGGTGCGAAGTAAGAACCTATAAATCATACGCTCAACGATATGTCGATAAAGAATCTGGTAAAACATTGTGGGATTTACATGCTAATCCTACTGGTAAAGGTGTCACTCGAAGATTTTTAAAGGGCAATAATCCCAAATTTAGAAAGACACCAATGACCGAAATCCTAGAGGGATTGCATCCAGCATATAATCGAAAAAAATTGCAAGATCGGTTGATTAGAGAAGCAATTTTAGAAGAGGTATGTTCGTGTTGCAAATTCGAAGAAAGAAGAGTAACTGATTATAAAGTTCCTTTAGTATTATGTTGGATTGATGGAGACAAAACTAATCACAAACGAGAAAATTTAGAATTAATGTGTTTCAATTGTTATTTTTTACAATATGATGACATACACCATAGGGCAGGAGTTGCAAGATTTAAAGTCAGTACCAAATAGTTATAATAAAGAATTAATTGAACAATGGATATTGTCGCAATCTAAAGAAAACTTAGAATCGAATCCAATTTATAAATTGGCATGGATGGGAGTAGTTGCACAATATGAACTATATATAAAAAATACTTATTGTAAAAAGAATCACGACGTGTTAACTAAAATACTAGAAATAAATAAAGAATTATGAGTATTAAAGAAACAGAATTGTATACTTCCTATGGACAAATGTATTATGAATATCAGGCCCTTCAAGAGAAACTAGAAGTACTTGAACAGAATATAATAGAATGTAGAAATGCAATCAGCGAAATTAAATTAATCAAAACCAAATAAAATTATGATAACGTTATATGTACCAATAGACCAAGTTACCAAAGAGACACCAAATCAGTGGTCTTTTGCGCGAAGGGAAGGATGGGCCCAAATCCAAGTTTCTCAGGAAACGTTTAAGACTTGGCAAAGTAAAAGTGAATCCGTAAATTCAGCAAAAAAATTATTGCATGGATAGTTGAAATTGTCAATTATTTTATTTACCTTTACTTAAATGAAAACTTTATTACTTGGAGACACTCATGGAAGAGATGTATGGAAACGTATAATCAAAGAAGAAACTCCAGACAAAGTCATTTTTGTTGGAGACTATTTTGATTCATTTGATATTAAAGCTGTTGATCAGTTAAATAATTTCAATGAAATAGTCAAATATCAAAGGACTTCTGATATAGAAGTTATCCTATTAATAGGAAATCATGACCACCATTATTTAGTAGATCAGCGGTATGAGGGATATCAACCAACTTTTAGATGGGACTTTGAATTTGCTATACGAGATAATTTACGTAATATGTCAATAGCACACATTCATGATAATTTGTTAATTAGCCACGCAGGAATTAGTGAAAAGTGGTTAGATAATAATTTATTGGGGTGGGACATTGAAACATTAGAAGATTCGATAAATGATTTATATAGGTATCGACCAAATAAATTCGATTTTGTTGGATTTTCTCCAACTGGAAATGATCCTATTTCAGGCCCACTTTGGATTAGACCACCATCTTTAATGAGGGCAAACAAAAATGGAATATTAAAGAAGAATTTTATACAGATTTTTGGTCATTCTTATAGCCAATCTATATGTATAAAGCATTTTGAAAAGGCTACTGGGTCTAAATATTTAAATATAGATTCTATTGAAAATGGTTGGTATGTTATATACGAACACAATAAATTAACAATTAAACAATTAAACTAATGACAGCTAAATTTGCATACGAATATTTAATGCATCGGTTAAAACTTGAACAATCAAATCAAAATAATGCATACAATGACCGAGATATAAATTTTATAAAATCTTATATTGAACATGTACATCCCTCTAAATCTGTTAGAGAAGATGATATAGTAAGATCAATGCAAATGAATTCTCCAAAGTTAGTTCTGCATTATTTTAGAAATATGCATTTACACATCGCAAATTTATTCAATATACAAGTATTAACTAGTCAGTCTCAAGATTTGTTTGGAAATAGCTACGAAAAAACTATTAATTATACATTAAATTAAAAATAATATCAAATTAATTTGGAAAATAGTAAATTTAATTGTATATTTAACTTATGAAAGGATATATACTTTAAATGCCTTAAATTAAGTTCATTGACATGTTGGTTAAAATTCCGGGTTAGTTTAGATGGGAAAACGGGGACCTTGTAAGTCTTTGTCACAGGTTCGAGCCCTGTACTCGGAGCGAAATAAAATCATTAACACAACTTTAAAAAGTAAAAATTATGTTCAAACGAAAATTCATCAGAACAAAATTAGTACCTGCACCAGCAGTTCCAGTAACTAAAGGTTAATGGTATTAATGATGTCCCGCTGGGCAAACTGGCTAAGCCGTTGCACTTTCTATGCAAAGATTCTCGGTTCGAACCCGGGGCGGGATACACAACTCTAAACTTGAATGAAAGACCCGACAAATAATTAGCGTTATTTATGGGGCTGGGATGTTGCAACGTTCCAATTGTCATAGTGTAGTGGGCACACCGATCAACGATATCTTTTGAAGAAAACATTAATAGGTTGGAAAAAGAGACAATAGGTTGGAAGTTTAAAAGTTCAAATCTTTTAAAGGCAGTCATTTGGATTTTAAAATATATATTTGTATATTTACATTGTAATTAAAAACAATTGACAATGAATATAATAGAAACAAGAAATGGAAATTTAAAATTCACACATGCAACTGAACTAGAACGAATAGAGTGGGAATGGAAAAATGAATTAGTGAGATATGATGCCGTTCGAGTAGTTCAAAATAGAGGGACTTATTCAGAGGACGAGTACGGATATATAGATTTTCCAATAAAAAGCCTAGAAGAATTTAAAGAGATAATTGCATATTGGAGGAAGCAAATTCCAAATTTAATTTGTAAGGTTGGGTCTAAAAATGACATTCCACCCCAATTATCGGAAAATATGTTATTTATATATCAAGAAGAACATCTTTACGAAAATAAACATAGATATTATGGCTAAAAAATTTATTGGGCAAGACAAATTAACAAAATATTCAATTGGAAGTTATAATGACAGTCAATTAAGTGATATTGAGAAAAAGAAATTAGAAAAAGAAATATTAAGTTCTATTAAAGACTTGACATGGAAGCTCCACAAAATGGGTCACACAGTTAGCAAGTTGGACATAGAATTTTAAGAGATAAAGTTGTGGTAACTGCCTAGCCTACTATATATTACTGTATGAAATGTAAATACTGTAATATAGAAGTTGACAATAAAAAGAAATTAACAGGACATCAAACTTTCTGTAAATCAAACGAAAATAGAATAATTCGGAAAAAGTGGACTATAGAAAGAAAGCAACAGCATTCAAAAATAATGCAAGAAAAAAGTCCATATAAGTCACGGAAACCACAATATTGGTCTGAAGAATCTAGGGCAAAGATGAGGAAGAGGAGTAAGGAATTTAATTCTAAGTTTTGGACTAAAGAAAAAAGATTGTTACACTCCATAAAAATGAAAGAAGTCGTTGCTAATAACCCAGATTCATATAGCAAAAATAATGTGTCGGGTAGAGTAAAAACGTACGAATATAAGGGTACTAAGTTAAAAGGTCGTTGGGAATTAGAAGTAGCAAAATGGTTAGATAAACACGGTATTAAATGGACAAATGAAATGAAACCATTTGAATATGAATGGAATAATAAAAT